AGGCTACTCACGCTAAGGCTGAATTGGCTCGTCGTAGAATTAAGAAAGATGAGATGGATGAAGGTGGTATGAAACGTATAGCTACTACTCAGTCTAATAAAGCAGATCGTATAGCATCAGGAGGCAAGAAGGGCTTGGAAACATTTAAGAAGAGAGAAATGCAAAACGAAACTAAAGGTGCTCCTAAAGGATATCACTTTACACGTTCAGGTAAACTAAGAAAAGGTGATGCTGGAGCTGATGGAGATGGAGGAGCTAAGTTACGTTCTGATCCTCTCGATAAACAACGCTCAAAGATTCCTCCTCTTCCAGAAAAGTTTGCTAATGCAGCTCAACAAGCAGCTGTAATGGCCAAGCTTAAGAAGTCAGGTAAATACGATGGTAAAGAAGCTTATGAAGAGCCTCAAAGTCAAGCTAAAGGTATGATGTCACCTCTGCAAAAAGCTCGTATGGATAAAGAAAAAGCTGATCGTGATAGAGACGGTAAGCTTATGAATGTAAAAACAAAATCTAAAACGGAGGCTACTATGAAAAGCTTTAGTGAAATTTCAGTAGACAGGCTTATCAAGTACTCTAAGTCTGCTAAAAAAGATATGGATAAAAATCGCAACACGGTTAAGACAGCGCTTGATCAACCAGCCTCTCCTAAGAAAGCAAAAGCTGGAGTAGATGCTATGTCAAAACTACATAAAAGATCAAAAGGATCTGATATGTATGTAAATAAAATGACTGGTCGTTCTAAAGTTAAACCAACAGCTTCTGATGCAGAATATCATAAGACACTTGCAAATACAAAAAATGGTGATCAGGGTATTGAAGCTTTAAAAAAGAAACATGGTATGTCTCACGACAAAGCTACAAAAACATTAAACAGACTTAGTGGTATGAGTGAAGCTGCTATTAACGAGCTTGATAAAAAGACTCTAGGTTCTTATATCAAGAAAGCTGGACCTGATGCTGTAAAGCAAACAGCACAAGCAAAACGTCATTCAGATGCTGGTGATATGGCTGATAAAGACAAAGATATGTATAAAGCTTATGGCAAGTCTCAACGTGCTATGGATAAAGCTAAAAATCGTGAAAAGGGTATTAGTAAAGCAGTAGATAAACTTACAAGAGAAGCTACTATTCCTGATGGTCAATTAGCTAGGATTAGAAAAATTTTAGGGGGTAGCTAATGATTAAATTTAAGTCATTCTATGAAGATATGTCTGGTATGTCAGTTAAGTCTGGCGATAAGCTATCTGTAAAGCAAGGAGCTGGAATGACTAAGCAAGGCGTTGCTAAGTATAGACGTCGTAACCCCGGTAGTAAATTGAGTACAGCTGTTACTACTAAACCAAGTAAATTAAAACCTGGTACTAAGGCTCATGGTAGACGTAAAAGCTTTTGTGCGCGATCTCGTGGTTGGACTGGTGAACGAGGTAAAGCGGCTCGTCGTCGTTGGAACTGCTAGGATAAATAAAATGGCGGAACCAACAAGTAAGCGACTAGATCGCATTGAAGAAAAACTAGATAAGATGGGTGATGTGTTAATATCATTAGCTCGTTTTGAAGAAAAAATGGATGCTTATAACGAGTATCGGGAAAGATCCTGGGAACGAATGAATAAGTTTTCAGAGAAGTTAGACAAAATAGAAAAATGTACAATAGACAACGCTCGTACTGTACAAACAATAAATAAACTATTCTGGGTAGCTATAGTAGCTATTGCAGGGTCAATCGCAGCTCAACTTTGGATGTAAGGAGATACACATGAGCGAAGTAATGTCGAAGTTGATGGCAGCGTATGCACAAGTCAACGAAAGTAAGTTTTTAATTCCGGAAGAGATTCCAACACAAGAACGCACAGCCTTTATGGGTGCCGCAGCGGCTGCTCACAAAGCTGGTCAGTCACATTTTAACTTTGGTGGCAAAAAGCATAAAGTAACAATGCAAAAAGATACAGCTACAGCTATTGCTGATCAAAAAGAAGCAGCAGATCTTGATAAGACAAATGCGGATAAAGCTATCAAACATGATTGCGCTACACATGTAGAGCATGCAGAATGGGGTGAAGGTAATCCTATTTCAGGTCAACATACTATCGTTGAAACGACTGAAGGCAATGGTTATGTTACACACTACGATGTAGTTTTTGAACATGGTATTGAAAGAGATGTTGCTGTAGAGGATCTTACTATTCTTGCAGAAATGCATCATGGTCATGCTAAGAAAAAGAAGAAGAAGAAGTAAAAGAAAGTAAAAAAGCTGCATTAGCTAAAAAGTTAGCAAAGGCTTCTGCTGGATCTGAAAAAGGAAAAGCAGCTGTTACTCTTCCTAAAGCTCCTTTTCCTATTCCTAAGAAAGAGAGTTTAGCAGATCGAATCAAAGGAAAGATGTCTGCTAATGAAGAAGATGAAGTTGTAATGAATCCAAAAAAAGAAAAGAAAGAAAAGAATTCTGATGCAGAAATGGCTCAGGAATCTATGGTTTATACTCGCATCAAAGAAGCTCGTAAAATGAAAGCTACTGCTGATAAAGGTGGAGAGCATACTAAGAGTGCTACAGATCAAGAAGAGATGGGCGATAAGCAAGCCTCTTCTAAAGGTGCTCAAGATATGATGAACACTCCTAAGCAGGTAGTAGACAATCCTGAAGCATCAGGTGATGAAGTAAATAAAGCCGCATCAGCAGGACCAAAAGCTGCTATGCGTAAAGGTGATAACGCTGCAGGTGATAAGAAAGTTATTCCATCTGCAACCCCAACAAAAGGAATGTAATATGGCAATCAAACCTCCAGCATGGTGTGTAGGAGCTGTCCCGGAAATGAATAGAGGCTGGGTAGATCCTAATTCAAATGAACTTTTAGTATCATCTAGATTTTCACAAGCACAGATTGATGATTATTATGGTGTACCTTCTTTTCAGGATATACAAGACATGAATCAAGAAGGTAAGATTCAAGCTGAAATGGCTGCTCAAGGCTGGCTGCCAGAAGATGTTAATCAAGATGGAGTTATTGATGAACTCGAATCAATGACTAAAAAACAATTAGAAGATCTTGGAAGAGAGCATGGAGTTGAGTTAGATCGGAGAAAAAGTAGAACCTCTTTAATTAAAACTATGAGAGGTATCCTATCTAAATAACATAAACTTTATTTGGATTACCTATGAAATTATTTGAAACTCTTACCGATGATAACTTTCTTCTCTATGCAGCAAAACATTATTATAAACCAAATGTGATTGATGTAGAAGAGTTTTATGAAGATTTAAAGCGATTTAAATATCTTAAAAGACTCTTTTATCGTCACTCTAATGCTGGTAATTTATCTGAGAGATTAATTCTAAATCATCTTATAGTAATATTTAATGTGTTTGATATAAAGCCTTGTTTAAAAATGCTTGAGTTTCAGATTCCAGAAACTTATTGGCCTACATTAAAACCGTTTCTGATTTATCTTAATCATATAAGAAATGACGAATACACAAATATAAAGATGGATAAAACTGTTATAGAGAAGTTAAGGAAAATATAATGGGAATTATAAAACGGGCTGGTGATCTAGTCTACACATTTAGATTTCTAAGACTTCTTACTACAGCTTTTGAAGATACTGCTGCATTTAAAGCTGGTATTATTGATAAGGAAGGTAAGCGCAATAAAGAGTTTACTCTTAATACTATGGATAACCGAGACATTTATAGAGATGCTTATACTCCTTTTCATAGATTAGTTTTTAATATTAAGAAGCTTATTGCTAAAGCTCCTGGAGGAGGATCTAAAATAGCTTCTTACGCTACTGCTCTATACCTAATGAAAGAAGAGTTTAGCATTACGGACAAGCAAATATCTAAAGCGTTAAAGGAAATGAATGTAGATACTTTAGATTTCCTAGCCGAGCATACTGAATGGTTCTTATTAAAAAATAATCAACTCTCTCCTGGAGTATATAAAGTATTAAATGAAAAAGTTATTAACGACACTTTAGAAGAAGTTGTTAAGCCTAGAGATAAAGTTATAATTAAAGAAGACAGCTATCCAATAGGGGATATTTTTGGGTTAAATATATACGAAGCTGTTCATGTTAAAACTAAGAAAAAAGTTTACGTTTCTATAGCGGAGTTAGCTAGATGACACCAAGATGGAAAAAAGCTGGACCTAACGGTGAAGTTGAAGTTACTATAAAAGGTCAACGCTACAAGATTGAAAAGGCTTTAGATCATAACGAGCGTCATAAAGGTGAATATAAGATTATGATGTGGGATAAGCGTAGACGAGACTGGGAGTGGGATAACACAGTTCAAGGTAAAGGATATGCTAAGGAACTTGTTATGGATAAATTAGATGAAAACTTTCAAGATGGTCGTAACCCTCAAGATAAAGGCGACAGTGCTAGACATGGTATTCCAAAGAAAGCATCTATCTCTGCTCTAAAGAAAATTAGATCATCCTCTACAGCAAGTAAGCGTAAAAAGCAGCTAGCTCATTGGCAAATAAATATGCGTAAGGGTAAAGCTAAAAACGAAGAAGCTATGACAGCTGCAGATGCTGGTATACCTCACGATACAGCTAATATGGGCCCTTCAAGACTTCCTACTAATATTTTACGTAGAGGTATAGGTAAACCAATTAATGTAACAGATCGTCGCAGACGTAAGGATAAGACTCCTGTACTGTTAAAGAAGTTTAGAAAGTATATTGATGGCTAAAGTTTATATGTTTCTCTTTATCGTCTCTCTTTTTAGTGGCGTTGGTTATGCAGGTTACAGTTACTATATTTGGTCAGAACAAACCATTGGCACTTTACGAGAAAATAATGTAAAATTAAAGACAGCAGCAGAAACACTCCAGGCAACTGTAGAGAAGATGGCTGCTGATCAGAAGAAAAACGAACAACTAAATAACGATTTAACTAAGAGATTACAGCAGTCGCAACAGCACCTTGATAAGCTAAGAGGTGTATTTGCTAAGATAGATTTGACTATGGAGGCATTAACAAATGCACAAGGACTTGAAGACAGAGTTAACAATGCCGTTAACAAACTTATTGGACGGATCCAGGATGAAACTACTCCTCCTTCTGATAAGCCCGATGCTGCTGACAGCGTGTCTGGGGAGAACTCCGGAGGCTGAAGTAGTAGTTACTACTCAATATCAAGAACAAAATATACCTATTCAAGAACGACCTAAGGCAGTTGAGTTTCCTCCTGTTGATTGGTTTGTAATTACCGAAGAGAATCTAGAAGAGAAGCTAGCTGAGATTGATACCAAGACGGGAAATGTAGTTCTATTTACTATTACTCCAAAAGGGTATGAGAATCTAGCTATCGGTATCGCTGATCTAAGACGCTATGTAAAAGATCAGCAAGCTATTATTGCATACTATGAAGAAGCATTAGCTCCAGAGGATAAAGCGTCAACTGAATAATGAGATACTGTGGAATAAGTGAGAACTTTCACAACGCAGCTATTGCGTTTGTGGAGGAAGATGGAACTATATCTTTTGCTTCAGAGAGTGAAAGATATAGTAAACGCAAAAACGATCCTTTGTTACATAAGTTTCTTAGTGATATGATTCGTGAGGATGATCATGTTTCTTTTTATGAAGATATAAATTTAAGAAATCAATATTCAGAAAAGATTGCTAATACTCTTCATAATAAAGAAGCAGCATTAAATAAAGCTAAGCGCGCTGCAAATAAAATTACAAGATATAAAATAGATAAGAGTTACTTACATCATCAAAGTCATGCGGCTACAGCTTTTTATACACGGCCGTGGACTTCATCTGAAGATACAGTTTGTTTAACTATCGACGGGTATGGAGAGTGGCAATCAGCTACTATACAAGATAACAATTTTAATATTTTATATGAAGAAACATATCCTAAATCTATAGGGGTTGTATATGCCCTTGGCACTAAAGCTTTAGGTTACAAGCCTCTTGAAGAAGAATATATTGTAATGGGTATGGCAGCCTTTTCTGGTAGTATTTTTCTAGATACTTTTGAAGACAAAATAAATCTATTCTTTAATGGTCACATATCAAGTCAAGACTTAGTTTTATATTTTCAAGGAGCTAATCCTATTGACTTAGCTGGCACTCTTCAAGCTTGGACAGAAAAAGAAATCTTAAAATTAGCTAACAGAGCTAGAAAGTATGGTAGTAAATTAGTTTATAGTGGAGGGGTAGCGCAGAATATCGTAGCTAATTCTATGATAAGAAATTTATTTGACGATATGTGGATTGCAGTAAATTCTACAGATGGAGGTTCAGCTTTAGGAGCCGCGGCTCGATCATGGGCTCTTGATACAGGTAAAGATAGATTATTATGGGAAGATGCTTATCTAGGTTATGATGAAAAGTCTGATATTAACCCGTCTAGAGTTGCTAGTTATCTTAATTCTAATTTTATTTGCGGAGTAATAAATGGTAAAGCAGAGTTTGGTCCAAGAGCATTAGGTAATAGAAGTTTACTAGCAGATCCTCGTAAAGATATTAAAGACACAGTTAATAAGGTAAAGAACAGAGAAAAGTTTAGACCTTTTGCTCCTGTTATATTAGAAGAATTTTCAGAAGAGTATTTTGAAGGTCATAAGAATGAATATATGCAATATACTTGTAATGCTAAACATGATTATAAATCAGTTACTCATGTTGACGGAACTGCAAGAGTTCAAATAGTTACTAAAGATAGTACATCAATTATAAGACCAATACTAGAAGAATTTTATAATTTATCTGGTGTACCTATGTTACTAAATACATCTTTAAATGTTAGAGGAAACCCTATTTGTAATGATAAGTATGACGGTAAATTATTTTATTCTCATACAAGTGTTAAAGTTTGGCACAGATGAAAAATCCATATTATTTAGTTAACGGGTGTTCTTTTACGCTAGGGCTTGAATTAAAAAACAATAGTATGCGCTATACTAATATTTTATCTGCTAAATCAGGTATTGCACTAACAAACCTTTCAAGCGAAGGTAAAAGTAATAAGGTAATGTATGAAGAACTTTATACAATTTTACTTAATGTTAGAGCAGGAGATTTACCACCTCCTAAAGCAGTAATATGGCAAACTACCGATAATTATAGACAATATATTATTAGATCTTTATATAGTAAAAGAATTATCCCTGGGAATTTAAGCTCACAAATTGTAGCAGGTGAAAAGGGTCATAGCGCTAAGTATCAAAAGCTAGAATACTGGTCTATTCATAAACAATTAAAAGATTATAAACAATATTGTCTCTTAAATGGAATATCTTTCGAGGAATTATATACTGGAGTGCAGTTAAATCTTACTACATGGGATTCTGAAACTGGACTTAAAAGCACAAGAACACCTTTTGTAGGAGATTATACGCGTATTACTTATGAGCTTGAGCATATTCGCAATATCTTTTCTTTGCAGGCTCTCTGTAAAGAAATGAATATACCATTAGCTATTTTAAATTACTATGAACCAGATAAAAAAATATTAAAAGATAAAATGGTCGCAAATTTAGATGATTCTTTTTTTATTATAAAAAATTATAAACATGGCGGATTGTATAACCACTTATTATGGCGAGGTTATTCTAGACCTGATGGGTTCCATTTTGATGTAGATGCTCATGAATTTAAAGCAGATATAATTTATGACTTTATTACTTCAGGAAAACAGATTGAAGTTGAAACACAAAGTCATGAAGATTTAGAAGATTACCCGGTGTTTAATTACACATAATTATTTTTTTTATTTTTTTAAAAACACGTGAAATAACAGTTTCACAGGACTCGAAAGTAATATATAATACACTAACAAAATAATAATCAAATATACTCTGTGTAAGAATATGCTTACACGGACGTAAATACTTTTCCCGAGAGGTCAATAAATGCTAAAAGTCGTTCAATCAAATCGTGAAGTCGATACCAGACATGTAATGTCACAAGCTAAATTCTATGAAGGTTACAGTAGGTGGGATGATGAAAAAGAACGATACGAATCATGGGACGAATCTGTTTCTAGAGTTATGGATATGCATCGTGGATTCTATTCTGATAAGATGTCACCAGAACTATCACTACTTATCGATGAAGCAGAGTCTCTTTACAAGTTAAAATATACTCTCGGTGCTCAACGAGCATTACAGTTCGGTGGTGATCAACTATTGAAGCATCAGATGAAAATGTATAACTGCACATCTACCTATGCTGATAGACCAAGATACTTCTCTGAGTTACTATACATTCTACTATGTGGTGCAGGTGCTGGATTCTCAGTACAGAAGCATCATGTAGGTAACCTTCCTAATATTCAAGAACGCAAGAAGCAAGCTAAAGGATGGGTCATCGAAGATTCCATTGAAGGATGGGCAGATGCTCTTGGCGCACTTATGTCATCATACTTTGTAGGTGGTGGTCAATTTCCAGAAATGGAAGGACGCAAGGTCTACTTCGATCTCAATCAGATTCGTCCAAAAGGTGCTATGATCAATGGTGGCTTCAAAGCCCCTGGTCCTGAACCGCTCCGTAGGGCTCTCGATAAGATTGAGCATCTTATCCAGTCACGTATCTTATCTGGCGAAACACATTTACGTCCTATTGATGTATATGATATCTCTATGCATGCAGCAGATGCTGTACTAGCAGGCGGTGTACGTCGCTCTGCTACTATCGCCTTATTCTCGTATGATGATGAAGATATGATGAAAGCTAAAACTGGCAATTGGTTTATCGACAATCCTCAGAGGGGTCGTTCTAACAACTCGGCTGTGATTGTGCGGAATGAGATTAGTAAAGAAGACTTCTCTAAGTTTATGAGCTCAATTAAAGAGTTTGGTGAACCTGGATTCTACTTTGTAGAAGATAAAGACTTTACAACTAATCCCTGTGTTGAGATTGGCATGTACCCTCAGATAGATGGTAAATCAGGTTGGCAGGGATGTAACCTAACTGAGATCAATGGTGGTAAGTGCAGGACTCCAGAAGAGTTCTACAAAGCTTGTCGCGCAGGTGCTATTATGGGCACGTTACAAGCTGGTTATACTGACTTTAAATACTTAGAAGAAACAAGTAAAGATATTTTTGATAGAGAAGCCTTACTTGGGGTATCTATTACAGGATGGATGAACAACCCGGAGGTATTACTAAATGATGATATACAACGACAAGGCGCGAGTATTGTCAAATCTGTTAATGCTGAAGTCGCCAAACTTATTGGAATTAATGCTGCTGCCAGAACAACCTGTGTTAAACCATCAGGAAATGCTTCAGTATTATTGGAAACTGCTAGCGGTATTCATGCTGAGCATAGCCCTCGGTATTTGCGTCACATACAGTTAAATAAAGAAACAGAAGTTGCTCAATTGATTGCTAAGACTAATCCTTATATGGTAGAAGAGTCTGTGTGGAATGCTAACAATACAGATTACTGTGTAGCGTTTCCAATCATTGCTCCAGAAGGTTCTTTGTTTAGAGAAGAGCTGTATGGTACAGATCTGTTAGAGAAGGTATCTCTAGTACAGAATAACTGGGTAGAAGCTGGTACTAATGTTGAGTTATGTGCAGATCCTCGTATCCGACACAATGTATCTAATACCGTAACAGTTATGTCTCACCAGTGGACTCAAGTAGAAGATTATGTATATAACAATAGACATTCTTTTGCTGGTATCTCTTTCTTAGCTGGTATGGGAGATAAAGACTTTAATCAAGCTCCTATGACAGAAGTGCTTACTGAAAGTCAAATTGTAGAAAAGTATGGTAAGGCTGCTCTGTTTGCATCAGGATTAATTGTAGATACTCGCAAGTCTGGGTTCCGTGATCTGTGGGATGCTACTATGCAAGCTCAAACACCTGCAGAGTATAGAGGTGAAGTATCAGATCTTAATGCAGAATGGATTCGTCGCTTTAATAAATTTGCTGATAACTACTTTATGAAAGATACTAAGGAAGCAGAGTATTGTCTTAAAGATGTATTCTTGCTTCATAAATGGACCAAAGCTCAACAGAATCTATCTCCTATTGATTTTGTATCTCAGTTAGAGATTAAGAAGTTTACTGATGTGGATACTATTGGTTCTGCAGCTTGTGTTGGGGGCGCTTGTGAAATCACTTTTTAAGTGGATACAAATACTACGTAAAGAGGGCGGCTCCTGGTCGCCCTTGACTTTGTTTGCAAACGCATTATATAATAATAAGATATGGCATCCAGAGGGCGAGTGGCCATATGGAATGAAAAAGAGGAAAAGGATGTTAAATAGAATTCCAGAGTTTTGTTTAAGTCATTGGTTATGGCGGATTCCTTTAGCTATTGTTTTTATTCAGCAAGGATTAGACAAATGGCCAGTAGATGCTGATACAGCAGCTGATTGGGGTCTACCACTTGTGGTTTGGACATTTGTGGTGTTTGGAGAACTAGGCGCCGGTATAGGCCTGCTTATTGGAGGGTTAATGACCAAGCCATGGTTACCTATCCTGGAAAGATGTTATATACCTGACGTGGGAGATGCACTGACTCGTTTTAGTGGTATAACCATGTGTTGTATAATGACAGGTGTTATATGGATTGGTGAACCTGCAAGTTTTATGGATGTATTGTTGTACGACAATCTCCATGTGTTGTTATGGGTAGGTGGTTTATTTTTTGCATTAAGAGGAAATAGGATATGAATAAAAGTTTAATTTGGACATTCGTTATAGGATTTTTAGTAAGTTTAATGTATCTTGGAGTTGCATCAGCAGAAGGAAATCCAGACAAAGGGAAACGAGGATTTAAAAAATGTGCTTCTTGTCATAGCATAGAAGAGGGAGCTAAGAATAAGAACGGTCCTAACTTGTGGAACATCATGAACCGAGGTACTGCAGCGTATGATTATCGCTACAGTAAAAAGTTCAAAGCATGGGCTGAAGAAAATCCAGAGTGGACACCAGAGCTAATGGATTTGTGGTTGACAAACTCAAAGAAAATGGTTAAAGGTACTAAAATGAATTTTAAAGAGAAGAAGGAATCAAAACGTGCAGACATTATTTCATATCTACAAACTATGGGCGTATCCAAGTAAGTCGCAAGACAAAAGTCAACATCGCCTATATACATCGAAATACGAAGACTTGTGTATGTAGGAGATCAAATGGAAGAAGAGTATTGGACTGAATGTGTTGCTTGTGATACTGAGTCTCAAGTGTTAGTTGTGGATAGTGAAGAGGTACCTCAATTCTGTCCAATGTGTGGCAGTCCAATGGAATTCCAAGTATTAGAAGAGTGATAAATAATCCCATCGAAAGGTGGGATTTTTTTATGTGGTTATACAATGATAATCAGTTTGACGATACTCCAGAAGAGTATCAAGGGTTTGTGTACTTAATAACTGAATTAGAAACTAATAAGAAATACATTGGCAAGAAGTTCTTTTGGAAACCTAAAACATTACCTAAAACTAAAACAAGAAAAAGACGTGTTAAAACTCGGGTAGAATCTGACTGGCGTTCATACTATGGAAGTTCTAAAGAGGTGCAGGAGCTTGTAGAAGACAAGGGCTCTGATAGCTTTAAACGTGTGATTCTAAGGTTGTGTAGGACGAAGGGTGAGTGTAGCTACTTCGAAGCTAAATACCAATTTGAAAATGACGTGTTGCTTCGCGACGATTTTTACAATGAATTTATAGGATGTAAGATTCATAGTAAACATCTAAAGGAAGTAAAATGTACGAATACAGATGCAAAGTACTTAAAGTTGTCGACGGAGATACAGTCGATGTAGATATTGAGCTAGGGTTTGGAATTGTTTTATCTGATGAGCGAGTACGTGTAATGGGTATTGATACTCCTGAATCCAGAACAAGAGATAAAGTAGAAGACTTATTTGGGGAAGCTGCTAAGGCTAGAGTTAAAGAACTTATGAAAGAAAAAGTTATTCTTAAGACTCAGATAGCAAAAAATGGCGAAGATATGAAAGGTAAGTTTGGACGTGTGCTCGGTGATTTTGTAATAGAATATAAAGATAAAGACAACAATTACTCTATGAAGACACTTACAGAGATACTCATAGAAGAGGGTCATGCAGTACCTTATATGGGCGGTAGCAAAGAAGAAGTACAAGCTATGCATATGAGAAACCGCACTCGTCTATTAGGAGAGGGTGTAATTTCTCAAGAAGATTATGACAAAGCTGTAGAGAAAATGAAAAAGTAGTTGCACTTCTGAGCGACTACTATATAATCATTATATAAGATGTGGAGGTGGGATATATGATCCTTGTTGATTATAGCGCTATTGCTATTAGTAATGTAGTAACTCAAAAATTGGATATTGAAGAAGATTTAATTCGTCATATGATTCTTAATAGTTTAAGATTGCATAGAGCTAAACATCGAGAAAAGTTTGGTGAATTAGTTCTATGTATTGACGGTTCTAAGAACTGGCGTAGAGAAATTTATCCTCAATATAAATACAAACGTAAAGATGCTCGCAAAGAATCTAAGATGGACTGGAGTGAGGTCTTTCGTATTATGAATATGGTCAAAGAAGAGCTCAAAGAGAACTTTCCATACAAAGTAGTAGAGGTAGATGAAGTAGAAGCAGATGATATCATAGGTGTTATATGCGAAGACACTCAAGAATTCGGTCGTGGTGAAGATGTTATGATTATCTCTGGGGATAAAGACTTTGCTCAGTTACAGAAGTATAGCAATATATATCAGTATTCTCCAATAACAAGAAAGTATATCAAAGAAGCTACTCCTCGTAAGCAACTTATGGAGCTTATACTCAAAGGTGATACTGCTGATGGAGTACCAAATGTGTTATCAGGAGACAATGTATTTGTAGATGGTGAGCGTCAGACTCCTCTGAGGCAAAAGAAAATTGACGAACTAATAAACGATCCTAAAGCACTTGGAGAAGAAGTTTATCGTAACTATCTACGTAATAAAAAGTTAATAGACTTAACCGAAACCCCTGAACCTCTAAAAGAAAAGATTATATATAACTATGAAAGCCAGGATAAGTGGGATAACAAAGGTAAAGTATTTCCTTATCTTGTTGAAAAACGTTGTCGTAGATTATTAGAAGATGTAAAGGATTTCATTTGATATGGTGAATCATACAACATTATATACTTTTGAACATTTAGATAAAGTATCTAAAGCTAAAAACAAAGCTGATAAAATAAAACTCCTTCAAGAACAAAACCATAACTGGGCATTAAAAGACTTACTTAGAGGTACTTTTGATGATGCTGTAGAATGGTTACTTCCAGCTGGGCCAGTACCATATGAGCCTGCTGCAGATAATTCTCATCCATCTAATTGGACTCAACATAATAAGAAACTAGCTTATTTTGTAAAGGGGGGTCAAGGAGAAAAGATGAATACAATAAAAAGAGAAAAGATGTTTTTAGATATTCTCGAGACTGTGCACCCTCGAGATGCAGAGCTTCTTGCTGGTATGATCAATAAGAAGTTACCAATTAAAGGTGTCACGAAAGCTCTAGTAAAGGAGGCTTTTCCAAATCTAATCTTGCGTTAATTTATAGGAGAAATATTTACTTATGAGTAAAATACAACTTGATAGACTAAAAAAAGATTTAATGGAACTTAACAGTTATATGGATAAAGTAAAACAAAAAGGTAAGTTAGATCTTTTATCAAAGTTGAAACGTAAACACGATTTTTTAAAATCTAAATTGGAAACTTCAAGCTAGGAGGGGGGACTAGCGCAAGCTAGTCCCTTTAATATATGCCAACATATACTATGATTAACTTAAAAACTAATGAAGAAAAAGATATGGTATTATCTTTAGCTGAGAGAGAAGAGCTTTTAGCTACCGGAGAATACAAACAAAGACTTGCTACATCGAAATTTATATCTCAGCATGGTATGACAATTAATAAAGCTGGTAGCGGCTGGAAGGATGTGTTAGGTAAAGTCTCAAGTGGCTCACCTCGTAATAATATGAATACATAATGCAACGAAAAAAATCCGTTAATAATTCTATGACGGTTAGATTAGATGATCTTCTTCAATTTGACCCTTTAACATTAAATCAAGAACAAGCATTTAAATCTTGGGCAGATGGAGACAATCTTGTTTTAACTGGTACAGCAGGTACAGGTAAAACTTTTCTTGCTCTATATCTTGCTTTAGAAGAAATGCTAGATAATAATACAGAATATGAAAAAATATTATTAGTAAGATCAATGGTACCTACTAGAGAGATGGGATTTCTTCCTGGCGATAAAGAAGCTAAAGAAGATGTTTTTCTATCTCCTTACAAAGGTATATGCTGTGAACTATTTGGAGATAAATCCTCATATAGTAAGATGGTTTCTGCTGGCCAGCTAAAGTTTGAATCAACTTCTTATATAAGAGGAACAACATTTGACAATTGTATATTAATAGTAGATGAAATGCAGAATTTAAATTTTCATGAATTAGATTCTGTTATTACTAGAGTAGGTAGACATAGTAAAATTATCTTTAGTGGTGATTATAAACAGAGTGATTTTAAGTA